CAACGACTCTGACGAGGCAACAGAGTGGTTGGAAGATTCCATAGACCGTATGTACAAGGCCATCGAGGAATCAAACTTCAACAGTGAGATCAATGAGGTCTACCTGGATCTGTGCTGCTTTGGCACTGCTGCAATGATGGTGGAACCGGCGACCCAGGACGAGAAGTTTAATTTCCGCACCATTCATTTATCAGAAATTGCAATCGCGGAAAATGTCGATGGAAGGGTTGATACTGTTTACCGTAAGCTGAAATTCTCTGCCCGCCAGGCGACGCAACTCTGGCCTGACGTTGACCTGGGTGATGCGATCAACCATGCGATGGACACCAAACCGGACAAGGAATTTGAATTTGTCCATGCCGTTTATCCACGAACAGGTATTCCCGAAACGGGTGATCTAACCAAACCAGAACTAAGACCGTGGGCATCGTGTTGGGTTGCGGTCAAAGACCAGAAGATGATCGAGGAAGGGGGTTACTACGAAAATCCCTGGATGGTTCCACGTTGGTCGAAACTGTCCGGCGACGTGTACGGATTCAGCCCAGCCATGATGGCACGGGCAGACATCCGCACACTCAACGCAGCAAAACTATTTGAGATGCGGGCCTGGGAGAAATCAATTGATCCCCCAACACTCGCAAACTACAACGGCATCATCGGTGACCTACGCCTGGATCCAGGTGGACTAACCTACGTCCGTGACATCAACGGTATTCGACCGTTTGAGAATGGAGCGCAGTGGCAAGTCTCACAAATTAAATCTAATGAAATCGTCACCAATATAAGACGAGCATTTTTTAACGACCAACTCCAGCTGCACGAAGGTCCGAACATGACCGCAACGGAAGTCCGTGCCCGCATGGAACTCATGCAGCAGATTCTCGGACCCGTGGTAGGACGCTTACAAGGCGAATTACTAAATCCGTTGGTGCAGCGAATTTTTATGATCATGTTCCGCAATGGTCAGTTCATGGACCCCCCAATAGCATTGGTCGAAGGCGGCAACAAACTCGATGTCGAGTATGTCTCGCCCCTGGCCCGCGCACAACGCATGGAAGAGGTCTTTGCGGTCGAGCGTTGGTTTAATCAATTAATGCAAATGGGGCAGGCAGATCCTACGGTCATGGATGTCATCGACTTCAGAACAGTTGGTCGCATGTTGGCGAAACGACTGGGTGTACCAGCTGACGCGATGAAGTCTGAAGAACAGATGGAAGAGATGCAGATGCAACGTGAGCAGGCAGCACAGGCTGAACAGGCAGCTATGGCGCAGCAGCTGGCACTCGAACAGGGGCAACAGTCAGCACAGGTCGCAGGCGCAGTCGGAGAAGTTGGACCCGAAAACGCAGAGGCAGTGATGCAGGGGCTTAGAGCGGTTTGACCGACAAAACATTCGAGAACACTTGGAAAAAATTGATGGACTCGCCTGACGGTGAGGTCATCCTGAGAAATTTATTGGAGATGTATTCACTCCGTACATCACATGTGCGGGGAGATCCTTACGAGACAGCGTTTCGTGAGGGACAACGCGACGTAGTTAATTTTCTTTTAACCTTGGTCCGTGAACCGGGCAACTAGGGAGCAAAAAAATGGCAGAAAGCGAAAGCATCTTATCTCAGGAAACAACTGAACCAGTTATCGAAGACACCAGCGGCGGCACCTGGCGTGAAGTATTGTCGGAAGATTTACGCAATGCAGGCGCACTGCGCGACATACCGGACGTTGAAACTTTAGCGAAGGCATACACCGACGCACAATCTTATGTCGGCGGCAGTATCCGCATTCCGACTCCAGACTCCACTGAAGAAACGTGGAAAGATTTCGTCGAGAAAATTGAGACAGTTGAGGGTGTTGGTTTTGTTCCAACCTCTGAATCAGAAGATTGGGAATGGGATAACCACTTCAACACATTGGGACGACCGGAAACTGTAGAGGATTACAAAATCGAACGTCCTGAGTATGCGTTAGAGAATCCAGATGCAGAGGCGGGACTACTCGCCAAGGCGCACGAACTGGGACTCAACAGCAAGCAGGCATCTGGTCTGGTGAACTGGATGAATGACGGGCTGGTCAACATGGGTCGGCAGGGTGAGGTATCGCAAGAACAAGCGGTGTCTGCTTTGCAAACTGAGTGGGGCCAGGCATTTGATGCAAAGATAAATGATGCCAAGAATGCGGTCACTGCTTATGGTGGTGACGACCTGGTGAACGAACTGAATGCCAGTGGCCTGGGCAACAACGTCGCTCTAGTCAAGGCATTCGCGGAGATAGGCAAAGGATTGTCAGAGAACCCAGCTATGAATATGGGCGACCAGAAGAATGCGCGACAAACCCCAGCTGAGGCTCGCGAACAGATAAATGAAATTGTTGCGAACCCGGACCATCCTTATAACGATGACGGACATCCGAATCATCGGTACGAGGTTGATCGGGTTTCAAAGTTGTATCAAACCGTTTATGGCACTGGCGATGAACCTGATATGTTTGAGCAGAAATTTGCAAGTGCTGCTGGATAACCGCAAGGCCCAGTAACCCGCAACGGGTAGTTGTCGACGACGGTCGTTAAACGCAGATGGGTCCATTATGGGCAGCCCGTCGAATGGATACCGGCACAACAGCCGGTTTTTTTAATTCAATGAGGAAACCTAAATGGCTTACACAGGCGACAAATGGTATGCACAGGCATATCAAGATGCCGTTATGCAGCTTGCCCAGCAGAAGGGTTCGACCTTGCGGAATCTTGTCTGGACGAAAGAAGCAAACTCCGAAAAGGTCAACTTTGAACGCTTGGCGAGTACAGCAGCGGTAGCTAAAACTACTCGTGCCGTGACAACCCCGAACGTAGAGATGGTGCATGACCGCAGGGTCGTGACGCTCGTCGACTACCACTGGGCGACACAGCACGATTGGTTTGACGATGTTCGTATGTTGGTTGATCCCAAAGGTCCGTACACCGAATCTGGTGCATGGGCAATGGGTCGGGCAATTGATGATCTCATCATCGCAGCTGCGCGAGGTAACGCAGTCGATGGTGCAGCTGCAACCGTAGCACTCCCAGCCGGACAGAAGATTGTTGAGTCTGGTACTGCGGGTATGACCCTGGCGAAGATTCTCCAGGCGAAACGACTTATGGATGCTGCTGAAGTTGAGTCCAATGATCGTTACTTTGTTCTTGGCGCAAGACAGTTGGAAGACCTGTTGGGTGTGACGCAAGTTACATCTGCTGACTATGCTGCGGTTATACATTAGCCTCAATATACGGAAACGTATATCTGATAACTCTGTGAATTGCTGGGAACTCTCGCAAGAGACAATCAGCAGCGAAGCCCGAAAGGGAACGTTCAACGACCATCCGAACGGTTTAGGAAGTAACGCACCTAAACGAACAAAGGTAAAGCATTAGTCCAGGGCGAGATTGATTCCTTCCTGGGATTCAAATTCATCCGGTCTGAACGTCTGCCAATTGCATCCAGCAAACGATTCTGTCTCGCTTTTCAAAAACGTGGTCTTGGTCTTGCCATCGGTAAGAATATGATGACGAAGATTGATGAGCGTCCAGACATCTCCTATGCCTGGCAGGTTTACATGGGTTGGTCCATGCAGGCGACTCGCGTTGAAGAAGTGCGGGTTGTTGAAGTGGGTGCCCACGAGGCCTAACGCATAAGCGTAAGCAACTGAGGAAGGGGGTCTACGGACCCCCTGACTCTTTAGGAAACAATCATGCCAAAAGTTGGAAACAAACATTTCTCTTACACCAAGAAAGGTAAGGAAGAGGCTAAACGCTATGCCGCTCGTACAGGTAGATCTGTAGGCGGGATGCGAACACGCAGCACCATGAGTCCAAGCAAGCGAAAAAAGTAAATGGCATTCTCAAAACTCTCTCTCATAAATGATGCACTGACTCACCTTGGTGCAAACCGCATTGTGTCGCTCACTGACGGGTCCACTGAATCCGCTGTGATGAATCAGATTTATGACGGTGTCCTTGATTCCGTTATGCGGGCCTATCCTTGGAATTGTCTGATCACTCGCACACAGTTAGCCGCATCTACTACGACACCGGCATTCCAGTTCGATTACCAGTATCCATTACCGACGGACCCTTATTGCATACGGGTGTTGGAGATGGAAGAAACACGAGCGGATGATCTCTGGAAGATAGAGGGTCGCAACCTTTTAACTGACGCATCGACGTGCAAGATCCGTTACCTTGGTCGTCCTGATGATGTGGGCAACATCGATGGACTCCTGGCAGCTGCGATCAGTGCCCGCCTGGCGGCAGATGCTGCGTATACCCTAGTGCAGTCCAACGCTCTAATGCAAAGCATGTGGGCACTGTACCAACAGAAAATGGAAGAGGCTCGAATCGTTGACCAGGTGGAGTCCAGTCGCGACTACTGGATTAACACACAGCTTGAACAAGTACGGTCGGGGATCTCAACTGCGGGAATTCGATACGGCAGAGCATGGTGG